AGCGATCGCGCAGGACGCGCACCGAAGTGGTTCCACGGAGGTATCAAATGGAAGGACATGTCAGCGAAGCAAAAGCGTGAATTCGAGAACTGGATCAATCTCAGCAAACATTCAAAAATCCCGAAGGGAATGTAAACATGACGGACCGCTACACTCGCAAACGAACACCGTACATCTGTGCAAACGATGGACGAACACTTCAGTCACAACAGAAACAGGCCGACATCAACCAGCTACTTCGGCACTATAAGAAGACGGGGCAAATCACTCACATCTCAAGATCCGTCCCAACGTATGGGGACTTTTCAAATACAACCGACTTCCTCTCAGCCATGCTGCTAATTAAAAAAGCGGAGTCACTGTTCATGGAGCTTCCATCGGAGCTCCGATCCCGCTTTGAAAACGAGCCAGCTCAGTTCCTCGACTTCTGCGACAACCCAGAAAACGCAGAGGAGCTCGTCGAACTCGGCCTGGTCGAAGGCTCGGAAGAGCCGCCCGCCCAAGCCGATCCCCCCTCTCCCGACCCGACGCCGGAGGCGGAGAGTCCAGTACAGGGAGGGGAATAACACAGGTCCTACAGGACCTCAGAAATGGGGCATTAGGCCCCCACGACCAATTCCTCCTTGTTGTAATTGGTCTGACCGGGAATACTGCAGCCATCGGGACTGCAGGTTCCCGGTCTAAACATAAAGGAGTCTCAAAATGAGACGACGTAAAATGAACCGAAAAGCCTCAAGACGCGACTACCGACGGAAGTCGGGGTCGCACCCCAAGAACCATCGATCTCAACCACGGCGTGGCGGCTGGCGCCTTTAGGTGCCATGCGTCCGCCCAATTCATGGCTACCGAGCTCCGGGAGGACAAGTGAAACACTCCCGGGCCGGAGCCTGGATCGACCGCCCGCAAACAATCAGTTGCGGGCAATGCATCAACTGCCTACTCGAACGGTCCCGCCACTTTGCGGGCCGTATCGTCCACGAGGCACAACTCCATGAAGCAAATTCCTTTCTCACTCTCACCCTCAGTGATTCTAACCTGGGGGTCAATCTCTCACTCGATATCAAGCACTGGCAAAACTTTGCGCATCGACTCAGAAAAGAAATCGCGCCAAAAAAGCTTCGGTTCTACCACTGCGGAGAATACTCAGATCCCCCAAAAATGCGGCCACACTATCACGCCTGCATCATGGGATTGGACTGGTCAAAAGATCGCGAGATCTACAAAACAACGGACCAAGGCCACACGCTGTACACATCAGAAAAACTCGACGCAACATGGAAACTCGGAAAGTGTTGGATCGGAGATCTCACTTTCGAATCAGCCGCCTACGTAGCCCGCTACATGATGAAAAAAATCACAGGCCCAAACGCCCAACTCCACTACAAACATATAGATAAAACAACAGGGGAAATAAGAAACTTAAAACCCGAATATACAACCTCATGCAGAAACCCAGGAATAGGGCACGCCTGGATTAATAAATTCTATCCGGAGGTCTACGGCAACAAAGAGTTTCCGAAAGACTACATAGTCATTAACGGCCGAAAGCAACGGCCGTCAAAATATTACGATGATCAGCTCGAGCGGATCGACCCTGATCTGCTCAAGCATATAAAAGCGAAACGCATAAGGGAGGCCAACAAACACACGGACGACAACACGACAGAGAGACTCATCGTGAAAGAACAGTGCGCGATGGCACGCTTCAACTTCATGCAAAGGGAGTTGCAATAATGGAATTCTTTAAAGAGGTACTCTCGAAATTCCTTGAGCTGCTACAACTGGTACTTGACCAGGCCAAGCACTTCATTAACTAAATAAAAAGGATCCTCAAAATGCAATGGGTAAAATTCGCCGTCTACGACGCCAAAGTGGCGTCATCCCATCTACCCTGGTACGCACCGACCAGGTCCTCAGGCCTCAGAACATGGCACTACATGTGCAATAAAGAGGGTAACGAATACAATAACTATCCGGGCGACTACACACTCTACGAACTGGCCTACTACGAAACAGACACAATGGACGAAATCATGCACGACAACAAAATCGATCACGGCATCGCTCAAATTCAAGTCGGAAAGGAAATCTAATGTCACGGAAATACGGCAGTCACAAAGAGTCAGGACACAAATTCTCTCAGATACCCAATGCAAACATTCAAAGATCCACCTTCGACAGAAGCCACGGCCACAAAACAACAATCCAATTCGCTGGCCGTCTCTACCCAATCCTCGTAGACGAGGTACTCCCAGGAGACACGTTCAACTGCAGAGCTCATATCTTCGCACGACAGGCAACTCCGCATTCTCCCGTAATGGACAATCTGAAATTGTCCACTTTCACGTTCTTCGTGCCGTACAGACTGCTCTGGGCAAATTGGGAAAAATTCATGGGTGCTCAGGACAACCCAGGGGATACAACAGACTTCACTATTCCGCAGACGACAATGGTCGCATCGGAAACCGGCAAACAAGGAGGCTTCTACGACCTGGCCGGCATCCCACCCGACGCGGGTGAAAAAACAGTCTCGGCACTACCAGGCCGAGCAATGGCCTTGATCTGGAACGAATGGTTCCGTGATCAGGACCTACAAGACAGCAAAACCTTTACAGACGACGACGGACCCGACGACGCAAACGATTACAACTCAGCTCGGGTGCGCGGGAAATACCGCGATTATTTCACATCAGCAAGACCGTTCTTGCAAAAAACTCCAGACCATCTAAACGAGCCCCTCATAGTCAGCGGGGTATACCCGGTGACACCAGATACAGACGGCATAGCCCGTTACAGAATCGAGGGGACGTCAGGGAATGACAGATGGTTCTGGGGGGATAGCGGCCAAGACAACGTAGATACAGGCACTTCGACGTGGGCCGATACAGGCCGCATGCAATGGGCCTTCCCTCACCTCGAAGTAGACTTCGATGCCGGCTCTGGCGGCACAACAAACACAATCAACGAACTCCGTATGGCATTCCAAATGCAGAAACTCTTCGAGCGTGATGCTCGAGGGGGTACCCGATATACAGAGATCATCAAAAGCCATTTCGGAGTTACGTCACCAGATAGTCGCGTCCAACGGCCAGAATTCCTGGGCGGAGGGACGCAAGACATCAACACCACGATAGTGGCAACAACATCCGCCTCCATTGGAGGCGGAGCCTCAGGAAAAGTGGGCGAGCTAGGCGCGTATGCAACATCAGCAGGCTCGGGCCACTCCTGGGCAAAATCCTTCACAGAACATGGGATCGTCATAACACTAATGTGTGTTGACGCTCCCCTTACTTATCAACGCGGGGTCCATCGTATGTGGACTCGATTGACCAAGTATGACTTCTATTGGCCCGCCCTTAGCAACATCGGCGAACAAGCTATTCGCAACGACGAAATTCACGCCGATAGCAGCGCTAACGATCCACTCGTGTTCGGGTATGTACCCCGATACGACGAGTATCGTCACATGCCATCGCGGACGTCGAGTCTCATGCGATCGGCACACCCAACGTCTCTCGATGTCTGGCATCTGGCCCAGGACTTCGCAGACACACTCCCGGTCCTGGGGGACACCTTCATACGGTCGAACCCCCCAATGGCCCGGATAAACGCAATAACCGACGAGGACGATTTCATCGTCGATATTCACTTCCAGTATCGCTGCACCAGGCCGATGCCCACCTACTCAGTCCCCGGACTGATTGATCACTTCTAATGGGTGGCGGAGGCTGGGCTCAAGCAGGCAACGCTGCGGTAGGGATAGGCAGCGCAATCGCTCAGGCGGCGTTTAACGCTCGCCAAGCAGCAAAAAACCGCAAGTTTCAAAAATTCATGTACAAACGTCGGTACCGACACACGGTGGCCGACATGCGGAAGGCTGGGATTAACCCAATCCTGGCCGCTGGCTCGGGGCTCGGCGGTGGAGGATCCCCGTCGGGCTCCGCAGCCAGTATGTCAATGCCACAAGTGGCACAACCCATGACGGCCGCAGGCCTCGCGTCGAAACAAAAAGAACTTATCGACGCACAAACAACAACAGCGGTCGAACAGGCCGCAAAAACAGCAATCGAAAGACGATTGCTAGAAGCCGGCATTCCGAAAGCCGAGCTGACCCGCGATATGTATCTTAGAGCGGGCCAGATAGGGGCAGGACTGAAAGAACTCGGCCCCACAGCAGCAGCAGTACTCGGCATGTTCGGAGTCGGTAGGTACTTCAAAGCCGGGAAAGCAATTAAGGCAACATCAGCGGTAGGAGTCTCAAAAGCCATACCAGCAGTGACGGCAGGAACGAAAAGAAAAGGGATCGTTAGTACGATCAAACACATCGGATCGAAAATACACGGGAAGGGCACGCAAGGCCCGTTCAAGGTCTATCTCAATCCGAAAACAGGTCAACGATTCACAATCAGCGATCGCGCAGGACGCGCACCGAAGTGGTTCCACGGAGGTATCAAATGGAAGGACATGTCAGCGAAGCAAAAGCGTGAATTCGAGAACTGGATCAATCTCAGCAAACATTCAAAAATCCCGAAGGGAATGTAAACATGACGG